ACTGGAGTTCAGACGTGTGCTCTTCCGATCTCAAAAGGCGCGTGACGCAGCAGCTTTCTGGCAAGCGCAAGCCGAAGAGGCGAAGCAGGCCATTCAGCAAAAGCGGGAAGCGTTCGAGCAGTCGCAGCAAGTCGATTTGAAGTCTCTGCGTAAGCAGCTGCGCGATGCAACGCTGCTGGACGACGAGGCTCTGATTGACGACCTTGAAAGCCAGATCGACGCAGAGCTTGTCCGCGTAGCTCAGGCAACGGCGCAGCAGCAATTCTCCGCTGCAATGGCCGCAGCCAACGAGCAGGCCGAGCAGCGAGCCATTACAAGCACCGCTGAAAGCCTGATAGCCAAGTATCCGGCGCTCGACCACACCAAGCCAACCGCCAACGCTGAAGCAATCGCCGTCGTGCAAGCACTCAGCGCGATGTACGCCAATGATCGTCCTCGCGCTATTGCGCTCTCGGATGCGGTCGCCAAGGTTGCCGGCATGTTCGGCATGGACGGCAACAGTCAGCCTGACCTCTCCGACGCGGCAGCAAAGGCAGACAAGGTGATCGCCGCAGCCAAAGCGAAGCCGAAAGTTCCGTCAAGCATGGCATCTATCCCGTCAGCACCAACCCCGCCGACTGATGAAATGCAGGCGATTGGTCAGATGTCCCCGCAGCAAATGCAGGACAAGATGATGGAAATGCCGCGAGAAAAAATCCTCGCGCTGCTGGCCCGCCAGATGTAACACCGAAACAACTCCCGCCGTGATGGCGCGAATTCCTCTACAGGAGACACACAATGGGTACTACCACCGTAGCATACGGGTCTGACCAACAAGTCAAGATCCAATCGGTCGGCCTCTTTGCGGCTTGTATGCAGCGCAAGACCGGCCTTAATCGCATGGCCGGCAAGATGAGCAAACAAGCCGACGCCAGCGGCAATATCCGCATGGCCTCGACCAACAAGATGCCGATTGTCCGCGTGCAGGAACTCTCGAAGGCTGCCGGCGACGAGGTGACGTTTGACATTGTCAACCCGATCAAGGCCATTCCGATCATGGGCGACGAATGGGCGCAAAGCAAAGGCTCTGTGATAACGTTCTCCGCTGACCGTCTGCGCATCAATCAGGCCCGGTTCCCGGTGTCTGCCGGTGGCGCCATGACGCAGCAGCGAACGCCGCATCAACTGCGCCCGCTGGCTCAAGACCAAGCACTGTCGGCCCTGGAGCGCTTCTCTGATCAGGCGACGCTGACGCACCTTGCCGGCGCTCGCGGCTTCCACGACAACATTGAATGGTGCGTTCCGGTCGCAAGCCACGCAGATTTCGCGAAGGTCATGGTCAACACGGTTCGCGCGCCGACTCGTAACCGCCACTTCCTTTCGACCGGATCAGGCTTGGAGCAGGTGCCGACTGGTGGCTACACGATTGCGACGACCGACGTATTCAACACCGACGTGGTCGACGGCATCGCGACCTGGCTCGACGGCATGACGCTTCCGATTCCCGGCGTTGAATTCCCCGGTGACGAAGCCGCTCAGGATTCTCCTGTTCGCGTGCTGATGGTGTCGGCCGAGCAGTACAACAGCTTCGTGCAGAGCACCAACTTCCGCACCCTGCAGGCGAACGCGCACTCTCGGGCACAACTGGCCAAGAACAACCCGGTGTTTTTAGGCGATGCGCTGATGTGGCGCGGCATCCTGATCATCAAGATGCCAAAGCCGATCCGCTTCTACCCCGGCGATACGGTGCAATGGTGCGCATCGACCACTTCGGCGACGGAGACAGCCGGCACCATCCCCGCGCTTGGCACCGGCTACGCAGTGGATCGCGCCATCCTTCTCGGCGGGCAGGCTGTCGCTGAAGGTTACGGCCGGCACAACGGCAGCGGCGGCAGCTACTTCACCGCGGAAGAAGTGACTGACTTCCAGAATCAGCGCGAGTACGTCGTCGGCGAAATCGCCGGTCGGTCGAAGATTCGCTTCTTGGTGGATCACGGGTCCGAGCAACAGTACACCGACTATGGCGTCGCGGTATTCGATACCGCCGTTCGTCTGGCCGGCGTCTAAGGAGATTTGACAAATGGCAACTATCACCAAAAAGAACCTCCGCAACGAGCGTTCGCACGCCGGAGCTTTCGGCAATCGTTGGTCGCAGATTTACACCTTCGATACGAACGCGTCTGGTTACTTCCTTGACTCGGACACGCCCGCTGCTGCTGTTGGTATCACTGACGTTGTTCGGCTTGGAATCATCCCTGCCGGCGTTCGACTCTCCGATGCGATGGTAATCATTTCTGATGCGTCTGCGGCGAGCGTCACTTACAAGCTCGGCTTTGCCTATGTCGACGGCGTCGATGTAACTGCCGTACCGCAGGACGATGATTACTTCGTCGTCGCTGGCACGGCAGCGTCAACAGCAATCCGCCAGGTGGCAAACAATACGGCAGTTCGCCCTGTCACGCTGCCGAAAGACGCCTACCTGATCTGGACAAATGCCGGTGCAGCGCATTCGGCCACAATGAATGTGGACGTTGTTGTCCAAGGAACCATGGTCGGAGTGTAACGCAACACTGCGCCAGCGGCTTATGGGCTGCTGGCGCACTTCAGAGGGATTGAGATGCGAGACACGCAGACAATCGTCTATATCGGGCGCCGCGAGCTTCACAAAGATACGCTTTACGGCACCGGAGAATGGGCGAAAGGACAGCACAAGCTGGTTGACGTCGTGGTGGCGCTAAAGATGCTGCGCCATCCTGATGTGTTTGAGGCAGGAAAGGTTGAGGCGGTTTCAACTGTTGTTTTCCCGGAGCCAAAAGCACCAACCAAGGAAAGCGACACGCCTGACGATGTTCAGATGGCTTTGGATGCCATCAGCACAATGCCAGCCGACGCGCTGGCCTCGTTCGTTATGGAGAATTTCCAGCAGAAGGTCGACAAACGCAAGTCAGTGGAAAATCTCCGCATTGAAGCAACCAGGCTTCTTCATCAGTTTGGGCTCGCGGCGTGAATCTCGGCGAGCTGATTGACGGCTTTAGGCAGGATGAAATGGACGACGGAAATCCGCCGTTCAATTCTGACCAAAGGCTGACGAATCTGTTTAATGAGGCAGAAGAAGAAGCTGCAATCCGAAGCAATCTGCTTCGCAAAACACTTGATTTCCAGTTGGTTCCCGGCGACTTTGAGCTTGATCTGCCGCCAGAAATCATCGAAATGCGCACCGCGAGAATCGTTGAAGACGGCCAGACATATCACCTAAATCCAACGGACAGACACGAGCAGGACAGGCTCTATCGTAACTGGCGCGACACAACAGCAAGGCCAACAGCGTTTATCCACGACGACAAATCGCTGACGCTGAATCGCATCGTCGAAACAGACTCAGTGCTGTATCTGGAGTGCTACCGGCTGCCAGAAAACAAGATGGCTGACGACTCGGACGAGCCGGAAATTGCAGCCACTCATCACCGCAAGCTTTCTGGATGGGTCAGGTTCAGGGCCTACTCAACACCAGATGCCGACTTTGGCGACAAGACAAAAGCGGCCCAAGGGCTCGCAGACTTTGAAGACTATTTTGGGCACAGGCCTCGTGCTGATAATCGCCGCGCGAACAACGCTAATCGCCCGCACAGAGTAAAGGCATGGCCATGAACGAATACTTCACAGGGAACCCAAGCGATCATGAGGCGTTTGTGAGGATTGTTGATCCAAACAACTACTCAGTGGCAGTTACAAACCTATCGCGCGGAACTATCCCGGTTCGCGCAGGGCTGAATTGGGCGCAGAACTTCGTGGCAGAACAGGCAGCATTGACGGATACAATTACTGCGTCAAGAGATCTCATTTTTAATGACTCAGGAAAGTTTTTGGTTTGCGACTCAGGAAGCGCAATCGTTCTCACCGTACCATCTGACGCAACTGCAGGCTGGACTGGCGCGGTCACAATCGCCGCCTGCCGCAAAGGAGTTGGCGCAGTGACATTCGCCGCCGGAGCGGGCGTAACGATTCGTGGCGACCTTGCTACTCCTGCGCAGTACGGCAGCAAAGGTATTGTTCGTATCGGCACCAATGAGTGGACGGTCATCGCATGAATCCGTGGATTCCTCATCTGCTGCGGGCTGGCGGTGGTGGTGGTGCTGTGCTACCTCCTACTGGCCGTACCATGCTGGCCAACCTCACGTCCTCGCTGATCCTTGACGAAGGCACAGGCGCACCTACATGGTCTCGCGCTACGAAGGCTTGGGGCTTCAATGAACTAGGGTATCTGAGGGAACTGGCTAGTGGCTGCGCGTTCTTCGGTGGGGCGAGGCTGGTGCGGAATACCGTCAGGACGACGAGCGAGGATTTTAGTAATGCCATATACGATAAAGTTGGTTCTATTACCGTGCCATCTGCTAATGTCGTAGTATGTGCAAACGCGACCAGCCAACAGTTTCTCGCGTGTAATACAGTAGGGTCGACAACGATTGCTGGAGCTACATATTTATTCGGATACCGCATCAAACGTATTGCCGGTGGCGCGAGTTTTGCCCAGATGACGGCAACTAGCACGGGGTTCGGAACAACACAATTCTGCAATTTCTCGTTAACAGACGGGAGCTATGCAGCAACTGGCTGTACCGCAACCTCTAGCTTGGTTGCTGGAACTACGGACACGTACGATATAACAATTAGGCTCACTGCTACGGCAACCGCTGCATCAGATTCATGCAACCTCAGTTTCGCAAATTCTCTTGCCGACTCTCGACTGCCGGCATTCGTCGGAGACGGAATCAAATCCTTCGAGCTTCTCCGCGCTTGGTCAGTAGATGTCACCGGCTACAACGCCTCCTACATCCCCGAATATCTCTCAGTCGGAGTAGCTGCAGCTCCTTATTTTGGCGCAGGTATGGACGGTGCCAAATACTACGAAACAGACTGGCAAGGCGCACCTATCCCAACGGCTAATCTTCTGGGGTTCAGGAGAGAAGCGGCGGCGACGAATAATCTGCTTCGCTCAAGAGATTTGAGTAATGCCGCGTGGTCAACCAAGACGAATATCACTGCGGATAAGACCGCCACCGGCATCGACGGCATCGCCAACACTGCCACAACTCTGACCGCCACTGCAGCAAACGCCATCATTCTGCAACCCACTTCTGGCATAGCTTCTGCAGCCCGTTGCGCCTCAGCATATGTCAAGCGCAGGACAGGGACCGGGACTATTTCCTTCACACAGGACGGCGGCAGCACTTGGACCGACATCACCTCACAGATCAACAGCAGCACGTGGTCGAGAGTGCAGATAACATCAACGCTGGCAAATCCATCGGTTGGCTTCAAGATCAGCACGAGCGGAGACGCGATTGACGTGGATTGCGTGCAGAATGAAGCTGG